GGTATCCTTGTCATAGTCGAGAATCATGCAATTCACTACAACCTCAGTGGCGCGGCCTGCATCAATGATCTGCTTTGCTGTGACAATGCGTTTTGCTGGGCCTAGTAGCCCCTGTGCCGCGAGAACGTTGCTCTCCATGTCGTCGAGTGTGCCCGTCAGCCCGTGTCGAATGTCGCAGTTCACAGCAGCTTCTAGCAACTCAGCCAGCACAGGGCCTTTGACGCTATGGCACTCATCGACGAAGATTGCACCTGCTTGCGTGATCGTGCTTTCGTGCAGGGTCTTCAGTGACTGCCATGTAGTAATCACAATCGGTCGTTCAATGAACTTCGAATAGTTACCAGTCACCTTCTGGCAGAAAGTGCTTGCTTTCCACTGTGAACCTGTGAATGTCGAATAGTTGTCGAAGTCGTCATACAGTTGCTCAACCAGCATCTTCGACGGCACGACGATCAGAATCCGTTTACCTTCGAGTTCATCGGCCATCTGATACAGACGAATCGCCAAGTACATCGACAGACTCTTACCAGCAGACGTCGCCGCCAGACAGATAGAGCGACCAGCATTCATCATGTAGGTCACTGCATCATACTGGTAATCGTACGGCTCGATAGCCACACCTTTATCATGCGGACGAATGAAGTCAGTCGTCAGTGCCTCGATGTCGGCGCGCTCGGCAGACGGGGCCACAAGCAACGCAGGATCGATTTTGAAGCTGTAGTCTTGCTTAGTGAGGAACTTCACAAGCTCGAACAAAAGGCCGCTGTACATGCGCTTATGCGTGCGATTGTAGAGGCGCTTGATGCCATCCCAACGACCACTGCGAACGCGTGGGTCAAACTGTGCATTGTCGACCTTGAAGCTGAAGCGCTCGGAGATCTCCATTTCCATAGAGACTTCTTTGCACCTGATATGCATCCAGGTCGAATTGAGTTTGGTGATAACGATGTCTGGATTATTCATCAGACAAGTAATCGTTGGCGTGCGCAAGCAACTGGTTGATAGGCACATCACAGGCGTAGCAGTCGATCTCAGTTTGATCGCGCAGAGCTGCAAAGTATCTGTGGTGACCGTCAAGAATGTAGCCGTCAGTCGAGACAATGATTGAACCGTAAGGGCCAACCATACCGTCAACTTTGGCTTGGTCAAATTCGGTCTGAGTAGGCCGCACTTGATGCAGTGCAATCGGGCCTTTCTTGACAGTTATACCTAAGAATTCGAGGTATGCGGCGAACGCCGTTTGGTCTGCAATCTGAGGCATGCTAGCGCGTGGGATGTTGAACCCGCCGATAACAGATTGCTCAGTCACATATTGGTTGAACGAAAGCATAGATGAACCCGTGGTATGGTTTAGATCTACTACTTATCGTCGGAATTTTAACCATAAAGAAGGGCACCGAAGTGCCCTGTCCTCATGAACCGCTTTCGAACTTGCGCCAATCAATTGCTGATCGTATATGAAACGTGCGTGAACTGATTTCCTTGATAGTCTTTTCCAAGAAGTCGACCATCTGCGATTGGATCTCATAGATCTCACGCATCAAGCCCATGTAGTCATCTGCATCAAGGTACAACGGAAGATCAGTCTTGGCTACACGGGTATGCGGTTGACCGTATTCCGCATAGTACTTGTCAGTTTGCGAACCCATATACCAACGAGTGCGCTCAAGTGTAACCTTCTTCAACATGTTCTGGATCTGTTTTGCCTTGATAGCCTCTTCACCCAACAGACACAACCAGCGACCATGTAACTTTGGCGTGCGAAGAGACTCACCATCAAGGTTGAACTCATTGATAACATTCTCTTCTGTGGCAAGCTCTTTGATCTCAGTAAAGCGGTCTGTGACATCCTGTTTCAGACTTTTATAATGTTCCATGTTAGTTGCCATGGGTAATGCGATCTCCACTCACTAAATTTTCGACCTGAAACTCATCGAACTGCAACGTAAGGTTGCATGATATGATACGTTCCTGATCCATCATACTATATTGAAGTCCACCCAACATCAAGGGATACACGCCCGTATAGATGAAGCGTGCGACAGGTCGATTCACTGAATCGAGGATCGTCATCTCGGCAGTCATGTCGTTCTGACCGTCAAGTCGAGTCAAGTCATCCATCCACTTGTATACCTCAATCCACTCTTTCAGACCTTCAGACACAAGAAAGTTGAACGGCACTGGGTCATACGACAGCTTGTTACTTGGTATCAGAATGTCAACAGTGCGTGTAGGAAAAGGTGAACCGCCAAGGTTGACGTCAGGAACAGCCGCGTTTTGCAACTTGAATGAAAGGTCACGGAAACCAGTAATCGTGAAGATGTACGAGGATGACCGTGCTGGGTTATATTGAGTGTAAGAACTGATATCTTGCATAGGGCACCTATTGCGCGTGTAGTTGTATATAGCGTAGCCATAAGAAAGGGCGCCGAAGCGCCCTGACTGTTCTTCCAACTAACGCCGCTGTATTAGCCGGTGATGTTAGTAACTTTCATTTTACGGAAGTATTGGTTTTCGCCTTGACCCAGACCCAGACCAGCTTTAGCACCAGAAGCAGTGTGCGAAGCGAACGGGTTAGCAACAACGCCGTAGCGAGTAGCGAAACCGATGATTGGGTTGAATGTAGTCTCACCAACGGTGCGGTACAGTTCAAGTGGCAGATACGGGCAGTAGTAGATACCAGCATCCCAAGCGTTAGCACCACGGTAGCCTACAGTGATGTAGTCAACGGTTGCGAACGGGTCGATGAACACTTGATAGCGGCCCATCAGTACGCCTGCGTAAGTCTGAGCAGTGTCATCCACGTTCAGGTTAGCAGTCAGACCTGGAGCGTAATCGAGAACGCCGGCCATGTTCAGAGCAGATGCAACGTTGCTCGAACAGATAACACGGTTAGCACGACCACGACGGGTAGCTTTTGCAACTTCGTTGGCTTCGATTTCCAGTTGGAACAGAAGGCCTTTGAAGCGCTCAACCAACCAGCGACCATCAGAGTCAGCAGCAACGTCGAACAGACCAGGGGTAGCAGCGAACTTGGCGCCCAGTACAGCAGACACGTTCACAGTACGGATACATTCGCGGTCGGTTTCAGCAATTACTTCAGTCGACAGAATGTTGGCCAGTTCACTTTCCGCGTCCAGACCGTGAATGTTCTTCAGGTCGTATTGCAGTTCGCGGGAGAACTGAGCTTTCAGTTTGCGGGTTTTAGCCGAAACGTCAACACGTTCGATGCTGAATGCCATTTCGTTCCAAGCAGTACCACCATCAACGCCCAGAGCTTCACCAGCGCCTTTGGTCATACCGGTACCGTAGCCAGTACCAACAACTGGAGTGCCTGCGCCGAAAGCGTCAGTAGCGAAACCAGAAGTATCACCTACTTGAGAACCAGCACCGCTGAATGCAGAGTTGGCTTCGTCGTACAGTGCTTCAGTACCAGTTTGGCTGGTGTAACGGGAACGCATCGCGAAGATCGAACCAGTTGGACCAGTCATTGGCTGAACGCCCATCAGGTCAAATGCCATCAGTTGCGGAACAGACCGACGAACCATTTTCACCAGTACTGGGTCGAAGTTAGAAACACCGCCAGTAGTGTTAGCAGGCATTGCGGAACCGTTGGCTTCGCTGATACCTTTCATGAAATTGATCTGGTTTTCAATCAGACGCTCGGTTACTTTTTTGCGGTATTGCGAGGTGATCTCAGGGAACTTATCGCTTTCGATCAGTTGCTTGATTTCTTCTTTCAGAAGTTCGGTCATTTTGTAACTCCGTTGTGAATTTTGTAATTAACTTTATTTATAACAGTCGGTTTTCTGATAGACTGTTAGCCGCGAAGGCTATTAAACAAGTGGGATTCGTAAGACGTTTGTTCAGCAACCACTGGTTTCTGAGGTTCAACCGGCTCGATGATTTGTGCAACTTGACCAACTGGGAAGTACGATTCATACAGCGATTTGACGGCTGCGGTGAACTGTTCATCCGACTTATATTCGACCTTTTCAACAACGGAGGCGAATGATTCTTTTTGGGTTTCGCTCAGAGACTCGGTGATCTTGCTAACAATGACAGTGCTCTTGAACTTACTGTTTTCGTTCATCAGGTCGATGTTCTTATCAGTCAAAGCGTTCAAGCTTTCTTTCAGTGAACCGAGTTGAGTTTCGAGTTCGCCAACTTGATCAACAGTACCCTGAGGCATGTTCAAGTTGTGGCTCTCAGCAAGACCAACTAGACCAGTCAGAAACGATTCGGCCAGTTCAACTTTTGCACCGGCAACCATAGCGACTTTGTTCTCTTGCGCCCACTCAGTAACAGCGGCGGTCAGGTACTTGTCAACTTGTGGTTGGACTTGGTCTTTGATGTAGGACTCAGCGAGGCCTTCGAGTTCTGTAATGCGTGCTGCAATGCGGGTATCGAACTCTTCTTGAAGACTAGCGGTAACAGTGTCAGTGACCTGTTTAGCTTGTTCATCAAGGGCAGCAGCAAAAATTACAGCCGCTTTTTCCTTGAACTCTTCAGAAAGGTCTTGTCCCGCAAAAAGCGCTTTGATATGTTCGGACATTAAACATTCCTCTGTACTATAAGTGTGTATAACTTTTATTTAGTGGTTGTGAAAAACTGATTACTTGCGCATCGACTTCATGAAGTCTTCCAAACGTTCAAGGAACAGTTGTTCGTTAAACATTGCGCCAGCATCCTCGTCTTCGCTCTGTACCCACACGCCATTACGAATCTTCCAAGACGACTCAAAGAGTTGCTTGACGTATGCATTCGGTGCTGACGGGTTATCAACGGCGTCCACAGCAGTCAACATGAAGTCCTTTTGCACATGCTTCATCCCGCCGCTTTCGCGTAGAGAACCGAGGCCGCGTGTGGAAACGCCCATATTGAAACCACCCTCAAGAAGACCGGCGACAATCTGACCTTGTGGAGTAGGAAGAACTCGTGCCTTACCCATTACGTTGTTGCCATCCCAAGTCAAAGACTCAATCAGGATCGACGCATTAGCAGGGTCAGCGAACGGGCGATCAGGGTGATTCAATTCACCAAGAGCGCGACGACGACTTACAAAGTTCTCGTTGTATGCATCAACTGCGGATTCCAAGATGCCTTTAGAGTACCAACGCCCGTTGCCGTTTTTAACTTCGGCTTGGGCGAAGATGCCTTCAATGTACAACTTCTTTCCGCTGTCGGTGTTTTCATGAAGTACTTCTACATCATGGCTTGATTCGATCAGCAGTTTCATAGCATTAAAGTCCTAGTGCCTTACGTTTACGCATTGCTCTGATGCGTTTGCGGTTGGTGCGGTTCTTCAGTGCCTGACCACCAGCAGCTTTAGTTCTAACCGCTTTGCGAAGGGCAATGCGCTTAGTAGCTTTCTCGCCACCGGGGATTGGCACACAAGATGTACCAGTATCATTCAACTTGTAGCCTGGCTTGCAGCGAACCCGACGAGTCTTTTCACCCTTCGAGTTCACTTTGGTGATAATTACAGACTCACCAAGGATCTCGATTTCTACGGTCATTACACGTCTTCCTTTTCGTCTTTAACGGCGCCTACGCTGTCGGTGTCACTCTTGCCATCAGCATCGGTGTTATCGTTTTCAGTTTCACCGCCTTCTTCCTTCTCAACTGCTTTTTCAGTCATCTTGAATGACTCGGCAACAGTGAGTTGGGTTTTAGCGACTTCGGCGCGGGCACGTTCGGAAAGAGCGGCCTTGATTACTTGCATAGCTTCAAGGGCGTTTTCTTCCTTGAGCATCGCAATGAATTGAGTTGCTGTATCAGTCATTTCAAAATCCTCTATAACTTATTGGAATGGTGGGATGGGATTTCCATCCGCGTCAACTTCTGGCTGGAATTGTGGGACACTTTTCTCAGCTTTGATTGCCTTGTCGTTCTCGGCAATTTCTTCGTCTGTCTGGCGAAGAATATTCGTCCGGATGTATGCGTTACTGTAGAAGCGGCCGATGTACGGGGTCATCTCGCCTGCGAGTTCAATACGGTCGCGCTGCATTTCGAAGTACTTGCGCTCTTCAAGGTACATGTCTTGGGCGTAGACAAATTTCATCTTCGC